GTCGTAAATCATTTTGCGCAAGAATGAGTGGTATGAAGAAGAGATTGACATCTGCTAAGACTGCAAATGATCCTGATTCACGCATCAATAAATCTTTACGAAAGTGGAATTGCTAATGAAATCATTTGCATTGTTCAGAGAGTCTTGCTGGAAAGGCTACACCGCAATTGGTGTAAAGAAGAAAAACGGTAAGACTGTTCCAAATTGTGTACCAGTCAAAGAAGATGGTATGGGAGCAGTTGCAGCAGGGCCTACAAGCACATCAGGATCTGGTGCTGTAGCAGGATTGGGGCAACCCCCTGGATCAAAATCTGGAGAACCTGGCGTAACACCTAAAGCAAAGAAATCTCCAGTTCTATTACAAATGGCTAAAAGAAAACCGCCGATGGAGTAACCATGTGGATTTTGCAATTCGTCCCAGATTGGTTTTTTCATGGGATGTTTCTCTTTGGAATTATAGGATTAATTGCAACATATCTATTGAAGTTCCTTTCATTTCTTCCATTAGTCTACGTATATAAAACTCCAATACAACTTGTTTCGATAGCATTAATTGTTATTGGCACATACATGTCGGGTGCTGCACATAACAATGATATATGGTTGACGCGAGCAAAAAAATTACAAGAAAAAATTGATATTGCCGAACAGCAGTCTAAAGAAGAGAATGTAAAGATCGTAGAGAAAGTAGTAAAAAGAACTGAATACATCAAAACTCGCGGTGATGATATAATCAAATATGTTGAACGCGAAATAACTAAATATGATAATCAATGTATCTTACCTAAAGAATTCATTGACGTATTGAATCGTGCAGCGGAAGAGCCTAAATGAAAAAGATTCTTCCTATCATATTATGCTTCATTATATCAGGATGTAGCATTCTAGTACCGACTAAGATTAAATTTCCAGAAGCACCGGAAGGAATTTTAGAAAAGTGCCCTAGACTTGCAAACTTAAAAGATGATGCCAAACTAAGTGATGTCGCAAAAAATGTAACAGATAATTATTCCACATACTATCAATGTGCGGTGAGAAATGATGCTTGGATTGAATGGTATCAAATTAATAAACGTATATTTGACGAGGTGAAATAGTGGAATTGACTGTTGAACAATTAAGAGCATTACTTCCTAAGAATCCATATATCGAGAACTGGCATCATGCTCTAAGTCAGCTATTACCTGACTACGAAATTGATACTCCTCAAAGAATTGCTGCATTCATTGCGCAATGTTCCCATGAGTCTGCTGGTTTCACAGCACTCAAAGAAAATCTAAATTATAAAGCTGCTACGCTAAGAAAGATTTTCAAAAAGTATTTTCCTACCGACGAATTAGCTAATCAATATGTATCTATGCCCAATAAGCAAGAAGCTATTGCGAATCGCGTATATTGCAATCGTATGGGTAATGGTGATGAAGCTAGTGGTGACGGATACAAATTCTGTGGGCGTGGTCTCATTCAATTGACCGGCCGCAGTAATTATCAAGCATTTGCAGATTCATTGGAGATGAGCATAGACGATGTTCCAGAATATCTGCAATCGTTTGAGGGTGCAGCACAATCTGCGTGTTGGTTTTGGGAAACTAACAATTTAAATCAATGGGCAGATAAAGGTGATATTATCACATTAACTAAAAAAATAAATGGTGGTACTATCGGGCTGGAAGATCGCATTAAACATTATGAACATGCAATGCATGTTTTAGGAGCGTAATATGAAAAAACTATTAGCAGCATTACTGCTATTACCTTGCATTGCTTTTGCGCAACAACAGAAAGTTGGCGTCACATATGATGTCGTTCTCACTAGAATCATCGATGGTGATACTGTAGCGTTTCAAGCTAATTGGTTACCTGAGCCACTTAAAAAAGAACTATCGATCAGAGTGTTCGGTGTAGATACACCAGAAAAAGGTTTTAGAGCAAAATGCCCTAAAGAAGATGCTATGGGACAAGCAGCATCCGCTTTCACAAAACAAATCGTCAATCAAAGCGCAAAGAGACAGGTGACACTATATGATTGGGACAAATATGGTGGTCGCGTGCTTGGAGATGTTCTGTTAGATGGTAAAAGTCTACGTCAACAATTAATTGCAAATGGATATGCGCGTGAGTATTATGGTGAAGCAAAAACATCATGGTGTGATTAAGGGAGACTCACGATGTCAGATATTAAAAAAGAAGATGATTGGATGACCAAAAAATGGCGCCCAATGATGGCATTAATGTACATGACTTGTTGTTTATTCGATTTCGCATTATTTCCAATTCTATTTACCGCTGTTCAATTCTGGGAAGTACAGGCGGCTAATGATGCATTTCGTCAATGGGTGCCGATCACGCTTCAGGGTGGTGGATTATTCCACGTAGCGATGGGTGCAGTTCTTGGTGTTAGCGCATATGGTCGTACACAAGAAAAGATAAACGGTGTTGCAACACCAACATTATCAACAGCAGTACCTACTCCCTTACCGGCACCTATCACCCAATCACCTGCACCAGTTGCGGTCTATGCACAACCCCCTCAATCTCAACCAATAAATAATGCAGGGCTTACTATGATGGGCGGCAAAGTAGCACCTATGCCAGCACCACAACCTGAATTATAATTTTGAAAAGGATCTGCGATGAAAAAGTTATTTGCTCTATTAACGGTTTTAGCTATCTCTACATCTTCTTATGCAGCAGCAGAGAAAAAGAAGGTTTGTCATGAAGATGTAAAGACTAAGAAACAAGTCTGCAAAGAAATCAAGGTGCATAAAAAGTTAGAGGCGACACCTGTACCACAAAAGAAAAAATAAGAGTAGTTTTTATGTCTGATATGTCTGATTTGGAAGTTAGAGTTGATGTTGGAGTCTTGAAAGAACAAGTCTCCACATTAACTAAACTCTGTACGAAGATGGATACCCTGATCGATAAGTTAATCGATCAGCAGGACAACCAACTCGAAAAATTGTATAACGAAATGGAAGAAAGACGAAGAGAAACTAACAGAGATATCAGCGAAGTTCATCAACGTATCGATACAGTTATTGAAAAGCTTCAAGAGACTGAATTGAGAATTATGACTGAAATGAAAAATATCTCAGCCGAAATCGCGCAATACAAACATATGTATGGCAACAATACTACCTCGCCTAAAATTCCTAGCACTAATGCAGCTAAAAAGGAATTGATGAAACTTGTATGGGAATTCAAATATCAAATTTTATGCGCAGTATTTCTTATAAGCTATATTGCATCACACATGGATAATGTTGGGTTCAAAGCTATATTAAATTTTTTGGGTATTAGGTAAGCAAAACAAAAACCCTTTACAACCTATTCTGGTTGTGATATCATGCTGTCATGAGCGTATACATTGACAGAAAATATTTACATTTGGTTGCACCGAAATTGGAACGTTTTGCTCAGAAGAAGCAAGACCTGTACAATTTTCGGTGCCCTATCTGCGGCGATTCGAAGAAGCATAAGTCGAAGTGCAGAGGATACATTTACCGAAAAAGTAACGACTATTTCTATACCTGCCACAATTGCGGTATCGGTCACACTTTTTATAATTTCTTGAAGGTGATTGATCCCCCACTATTGGGGCAGTATGCACTAGAGAGGTATACGAATGGTGAAACGGGTAATAACAATTACCCAAAGCCTACGTTTGACGAATACAAAACTGCTCCTGTTTTCACCAAGACATTCAATTTACCTAATATGAATGAATTGGATGATAGTCATATCGCAAAACAATATGTTCTTTCTCGAAAGATGCCTAAGGAGCATTTTTCCGAACTTTACTATGCAGAGGACTTCAAAAAACTTGTAGAATCGATGGGAATCGAAAAGAAAGACTTGAAGGAGAATGACGTTAGATTGATCATACCTTTTTATGATGAAAACAAAAAATTGGTGTGCTTTCAAGGGAGATCATTGACCAACTCGAAAGTGAAATATATAACGATTGTTGCAAATGAAGATTCACCAAAATATTTTGGTCTAGATCGATTGGATGTCAATAAGCGTGTTTATGTGTTAGAGGGTCCTATCGATTCTATGTTCATTCCAAACTCAATCGCAACAGCGGATTCCAATCTTATCCGAGCAAAGAATTTGAATATACAAAACATGACGTTGGTGTATGATAATGAACCTAGAAACAAAGATTTGGTAAGACAAATTAGGGAAGCAATCAAATTGCAATTTAGTGTGTGCCTATTCCCAGATCGAATCTTGGAAAAAGACATAAATGATCATGTATTAAATGGAAAATCGTCAAGTGATATCATTGCATTGATTGATGAATTCACATATGATGGTTTAAGAGCAGAACTTGAATTTATGAAATGGAAAAAAGTATGAATGTAAAATTAATCTCATCTTCTCATGATACTGAAAATAGGACTCTGATTGAACAAGTAGCATATGTCGCAAGGGTCTCTAATCCGGGTAATCAGAACAACGTAGAGACTGCTGATCGACTTATCTCATATCTGATTCGAAACAAGCACTGGAGCCCTTTTGAGATGGTTCATATATGTCTTGAGATTGAAACTACAAGGGATATTGCACGACAGATTCTTAGACATCGGTCCTTTTCTTTTCAAGAATTTAGTCAAAGATATGCCATCGCAGATTTAGGATGGGAGCGAAAAGAAACACGACTGCAAGATGCCAAAAATCGTCAAAATAGTGTAGAAACTGAAGATCGTGAACTTGATCGTTTTTGGCAAGAAAAACAAAATGATGCTATCAAATATGCTAAAGATGCGTATGAATGGGCTATTGCAAATGGAATCGCAAAGGAACAAGCCCGAGCAGTTTTGCCTGAAGGATTGACCCAATCTAGATTGTACATGGCGGGATCATTACGATCATGGATTCATTACATCGAATTGCGAACAGGTAATGGAACTCAAAAAGAACATCGTGATGTTGCATTTGCATGTGTCGAAGCGATTGCCCCAGTTTTTTCAATGATTAAGGAGTTTGCCTGTGAACAGTAGAGATGATGTGTTAAAATTTTTGAATGCATGTGATCAAAATGAATCTGGATTCGGCTCTCAAGCTTCGCTATATATGTCACTGGTTCAAGAAGAATTTAATGAACTAGAAGAAGCATTTGCCGCTAAGGATCTTGTCGAAATCGCAGATGCATGTGCAGATTTAAAATGGGTGATTGAAGGTCTGGAATATACGCTAGGATTACCACAACAAGCTGTATGGGATGAAGTTGCACGTAGTAATTTGAGCAAAATTAGTGCGAATGGTAAAGTCTTGAAAAGAGAAGATGGTAAAGTCTTGAAACCAGATACATATTCTCCGCCTGATATCAAGTCAATTTTAGAAAAATAAAAATAGGAATATAAATGGAATATTTAGGCATTACAATAAATTTGGAGAAGGATAAACTATTTGATGAATTAGGATTAAAAAGGCTTCAAGAATCATATATGAAGGATGATGAAGCATCCCCTCAACATAGGTTCGCTTTTGTTTCTAAAACTTTTGGGTCAAATCCAGAACATGCTCAACGATTGTATGAGTATGCAAGTAATCATTGGTTGTCGTATTCCACTCCAATATTGTCATTCGGTAAATCTAAAAGAGGTTTGCCGATATCTTGTTTTCTGAATTACATAGAAGATTCTGCGGAGGGTCTAGTTGATAATCTATCTGAAACGAATTGGCTCTCAATGCTGGGAGGTGGCGTCGGAATCGGTTTCGGCATTCGTTCATCTGATGATAAATCGACTGGAGTTATGCCCCACCTTAAAATGTATGATGCATCATCTCTCGCTTATCGACAAGGTAGGACTCGCCGCGGTAGTTATGCTGCATATCTGTCTATTGATCATCCAGATATCATCAATTTTCTAGAAATGCGTAAACCCACGGGAGATCAAAATCTTCGATGCTTAAATCTGCATCATGGAATAAACATTCCAGATTCGTTCATGACTATCATTGAAAAATGCATGATCGATCCTGATGCAAATGATGATTGGGAACTTAGAGATCCTAATACTGGTGAAGTGAGAGAAGTTGTATCTGCAAAACATTTATGGCAGATGATTCTAGAACTTAGAATGCATACTGGAGAACCATATCTACACTTCATCGATACAAGTAATAATGAACTCCCGAAGTTTCTCAAAGACAGAGGATTGAAAGTACAACAGTCTAATCTTTGTTCTGAAATTATTCTTCCGACCGATGAGAAGCGTACAGCAGTATGTTGTCTGTCATCTTTGAATTTGGAGTATTATGATGATTGGAAAGATCACCCAACATTTCTTCGGGACGTTGCTGAAATGCTTGATAACGTTCTACAGTATTTCATTGATAATGCTCCTGATAGCATACAGAGAGCAAGATATAGTGCTATGCGTGAACGCTCTATCGGTATTGGTGCCCTCGGTTTTCATGCATATCTTCAGTACAAAGGAATTGCTTTCGAGGGAGTTATTGCAAAGATAACAAATAATAAAATCTTTAAAAATATAAGATTGAAATTGGATGCAGCTAATCTTGAGTTGGGTAAAGAGAGGGGTGAAGCACCTGACGCCGAAGGTACCGGAAGAAGATTTAGCCATATGTCTGCAATAGCCCCGAATGCTTCATCATCAATCATTATGGGCAATACTTCACCTTCAATTGAACCATATCGAGCAAATGCATATCGTCAAGATACACTTTCGGGGTCTCATCTAAACAAGAACAAGTATCTTGATAAAATCTTGAAATCGAAGATTGGTGATGAGCAAGAATATGCTGATGTTTGGTCTAGTATTATTGCAAACGATGGTTCCGTGCAACATCTTGACATTTTAGATGAAGCGCAAAAGGATGTCTTTAAGACTTCAATGGAAATTGATCAACGTTGGGTCATTGAACATGCAGCAGACAGACAGCAATATATCGATCAAGCGCAATCATTGAATCTTTTCTTTAGACCCGACTCACATATCAAATATATTCATGCAGTACATTTCCTAGCATGGAAACGCAAACTTAAAACTCTTTATTATTGTCGTTCGGAGAAAATTGGTAAAGCAGATAAAGTATCTAAGCGAATTGAAAGACAAGTAATTAAAGAAATTGATATGACGCAAATTGCACAAGGTAATGATTGTATTGCATGTGAAGGATGAATGTTCGATTCAATATAAAGTACAAAAATATTTAGGATAAGAAATGATTAAAAAAATAGAATCTAATTTAATGGAAGAACGAACATCTTTCAAACCATTCTCGTACCCTTGGGCATATGATGCATGGCTCAAACACGAACAGTCCCATTGGTTGTTTGGTGAAGTCCCTATGATCGAAGATGTAAAAGATTGGAAGAAAAAACTTACCAAAGAAGAGAAGTATTTTCTCACGAATATCTTTCGATTCTTCACCCAAGGTGATATCGACGTTGCTGGTGGATATGTCAACAATTATCTTCCATACTTCCCACAACCAGAAGTCAGAATGATGCTTTTAGGTTTTGCTGCGAGAGAAGCATTGCATATTGCAGCATATTCACACTTGATCGAAACTCTCGGGTTACCAGAAACGACATATAATGAGTTTCTTGAATATGCTGCAATGAAAGAGAAGCATGATTATGTCATGAACATATCTCAGCAAAACACGACAAAAGAGAATACGGCAACTCATATTGCTGCGTTCTCTGCCTTCACTGAAGGTATGCAGTTATTTTCATCATTTATTATGCTATTGAACTTTCCTCGTCATGGGAAGATGAAGGGTATGGGACAGATCGTCACATGGTCAATCGTTGATGAAACTCAGCATACCGAAAACATGATCAAGTTGTTCAGAACGTATATCGAAGAAAATCGTGAAATCTGGAACGATGAACTTAAATCGAAGATATATAAAGTAGCGGAAAAAATGGTAGAA